TTACTTGGTTTCGTAAGCCATGTGAGCCACAATCTCCATTCCGCCGCTTCGGAAGCTAACATCACAGAGGTTGTTTTTGTTGAGCAGCAACGCCCCTAATAGGGCAATACTGACAACGATTAGCGCCATCAGCGCTAGTTTTTGTGGCTCCATAGCCTTCTTCTCCTTGCCTTTCGGCATGTAAGAGGCTACCTTTATGTTGTCACGCATAAGAGGGCCTCGGGTTGATTAATATCGACTCGGGGCTTTTCTCTTTCTGCCTCGTGTATGCCTAAGACAGAAAGTCTCAAGCACCCGGCAGCACTATAGCACAATCAATTATTCTCCACACCGGATCGCGGCTCAACACTGCTTGTGGCCTTTGCCGATTCACGGTCTAAGCGTTCAATCTCTGCCAGAATGAGTGCACCAGCCTTAATTAAATCGCGGCGCTCCGTTGATGGCCTCCAAAATTTTGCATCCCACGGCCATTCCGGAGGTGTGTACCCTTGTCCGGGATACGGATTACCGGCGTAAAGGGCATAACAAGCTGCCGCAAAAGCCATTTCGTTATTCTCGTGTTCGTCATCATGCTCCGGTGTCCATCCCTCAGCGTTGATCTGCCGCTGTCGTTCGGTCATGACATCAGCAAGCGCTGGCTGCTGTAGTCGCCGCTCCAGCTCTGAGTTTGTGCGAAGCTCGTTATCACGCTGCTCGCGAACTAGTTCCAGCCGTTGCTCTGCTGCCTCTGCGCGTTTAGTCTCAGATTCAGCAAGGCCGTGGAAATGCCACATATGCCGCTCGTAGTATGCTGATTGCTCTTGCTCAAGCTTTAACGCAGATTGCAGTGCTGTGACGTACTCTTGCGAGTAGAGCAGCTCAATATCTTTAACCTTACCGCTGTCAATCATCCACTCAGGCGGGCGCTCACGGCTTAACTCATTGCGCCAGAGACCAAAACCTTCACATGTTTGCACACCAGCATAGTTGTAATCGTATGCCACAGGCTGGCTAAGTGCCTCGTTGTTGCTCATTGTCTGGATCCTTTCTCAATTTTCCGGATAGCACTCTGTAACATGACCTTGGCATATAGCGCTGGAGCAAGGGCCTTGGGAGCATCACCACCACCAGATAAAACGAACATCGCTTTTGTATGTGACGGAGCAGTCATCAGGTTGGCGATCTGGTTGTTGTTCTTGTCGTTATCAAAATGAATTACTGTATAACCCGGTTTGAGTGGTCCGTTCACACACTCCCAAACATAGATATCCAACCGTATAGGCTTACCTTTGATATAAACTTTTTGGTAATCCCCTCGACCAGAAAGTCGATATTTCCCCCACCCTTTCCCTCGCATGAAACATCTAACAGCGTCTACAGTTTTATTGGTTGCGAAGCGATTATTAAACATCTCTGTAAGAACTGGGTAAGTATTATCTTTGTTCACAAATAGAAATGTTAACTGTTCATCCGTATAGCTAGGTTCTTTTGTTAGATGTTTATCCATTCCGCGACCGCGCAGAATCTCCCTAATCGAACCAAGACTTTTGTTTGTGCCAAACCTATGATTAAAAATCTCTGTTATTTCTCGACATGTCATACCCTGACAATGTGCTTCGAGAAATAATATTTGCTCTTGTGGATATGTTTTGCTCATTTCTCAATCCCCATAACCTCAGGAACGCGCCCAGCGTAACCATCATAAACAGCTTTCTGCGCATCCAGTGCTATCCGGTAGGTATTCACCATGGTGCCGCAAATCTCTACTACCGCTTTCGCCCTAGCCAGCTCCTCCTGTAAAACCTCACCTTTGATATTCGGATCCGTAACAGTTTCCAGCATGGCGAATTGATGGTTCATCAAATCTTGAATTGTATTCTTCATTGTTCATCTACCTTCTCATGTAGCTCATAGGCGTGTGAATATTAATTAAGGTTTACTTATTCCTTGCTAAAGGCACAGCAAGATCTACAGTCCAAGAAATGATTGCCACCTCGTTGTTCGTCTTGGGCTCACCAAAAACGTAGTATTTGCTTTCTGGGCGGCCCATAACCGGGTCGAGGAAAACAGGCTCTTCACCTTCAACCAAAACAGCAATAATCTGATGTAAACCCCCGACAATATTCAAGGATGCAACAGATAGAAAATAAATAAATCCATTACGCAGAGTTCCTTGTTTCGGATGTCCATAAAAGTATGGAATACCGTAGTGATCTAATGCATCGTCGAGCCACTCTCCCTTTGACTGGAATTTTTCATGCCAAAGGTCGACAACTTCATCCACCGGCTTTGACGCGACCATTGCAATGCAAGCTGACATGCATGTGTTGAAGGTTGGTTGTTGTTGATGTTCGATCATGCTGCCTGCTCCTCTATGGCAATACACATTTCTGGCAAGTTGGCGCGGACAAGCGCCTCAGCGAACGGCGGCGGTACCGCGTTGCCGCATCTGGCCACTTGCGCCTCTTTCGAGTATTTTTTCCCACGATAATCTCGTTCGATGATGTACCAGTCAGGGAACCCCTGGGCTCTATACAACTCTCTCGGCGCCAGCATCCGCATGCAGATATCAACGATGATGTAATCACCGACACGGATGTAGCCGGGGCGTTCTGCGGGAAATAAGTGGCTATCGTCTGGCTCGTCGCTGAATTTCTCCAGTAACCGGGCGCACCACCACGCCCCATAACGCTGTTCATCCGTCAGTGGTTCCTGGCCACAGTGCGCTTCATTGATTGCCATACGGTCTTTTGTGGTGACTGAATGCACTGGTGCCGCAACGTCGACAGCTGTCGCTGTGCCATAGTATTTGGTTAAGAAAGCTTGGACGTGCCCGTTATGCTGGCCACTGGCGGTTATCGTCGGTACCGGATCTGTAATTGGCCTTCCGTCTTTGCACGTCCCGCGCAGGTGTACCAAATGCGATGTACAAAGCCCGTGGTGGTCAACTTGGGTAACCGTATGCAATGGTTCATTCACACCCAGGCCTGCGCCGGTATAGTTACCGCCGTAGTGCTTCACTATGTTGGTAGCTACTAAAGCATGGTGCCCACCGGTGGTTACTGTACGTAATGGTTCTTCAGCTTTTCCGCCTGGATGCCCGGTGGTGTTAACCATTAAATGTACAGATGTCAGTGCGGTATGGGATGTTGTTGGTAAGGTGATCATCGGTGCCTCAACAGCACGCGGTTTACCTGAGTATTTCGGTCCGCCTGCCCCAACCAATACAGCGCTCACCGCGTTCACTCGTGAAACGCTCGTAATGGTCTGGTATGGGGTTTTGACAGACTTGGGGCGCATTTGCCCTTCATTGCCACCGGTACCGATAAGAACAGCCGCGGCTATTTGGGTTTTCCCGCCACCACCAGGCATGACCGTTCCCACCGGGGTATCAACCAGTTGGCCAGTGCTGTTTCCAAACTGACGTACTACAACCGGTGCGGCAATCCCTGAACCGAGTGTCTGAGTTATCGTCTGCAATGGCTCACGTGCGGATTGTCCCCGGAAACATTGGTATTTGGTCCGGCTTGATGTGTGGTTGCTTTTAACCACATACGGTTCGATCAACAGGTGTTCTGCTTTGCTAGTGATCGTCGTTAATGGCTGCTCTGTTGAATACTGCCGGCCATCACCGCCGAAACCGGTTTGCCCAATTTGAACAATATACGGATCTGGATTATTTATAACGAACCGTTGCAAGCCTTTAACGATGCGGCGCAGAGTGTTATCTGCCAGATCCTTCTTTCTGCCAAAAATGCTTTTGGTTGGAAGTGACCAATCGATAATTTCGGCAGCTGTACGCCAGGGTTTGAGTTTTCCGCTCTTAACCTCTTTAGATTTTGGATCCCCGTGGGTGGGTTCGGGCCAAACTATTGGATTACCATCACAGCGGGCCATCATGAAAAAGCGCTTACGGATGGTTGGAGCACCATAGTCACAAGCTCTCAACTCACGGTACTCAACCGCATAGCCCAGTCCAGCTATCAGGCGATGGTGTTCGTCACTGCCCTCTGCTATACCCAAAATTTCGCAGCACTCAGCCAACGCAGGGTGATCTGCATCAATGCCGGTGGTCAGCATTGCTATAAACCCGAGAAAAGTTTCCCCAACACGATCTGGGCATGGGTAGTCATTGCCGTTCTGGTCTGTAACGAGCGGCCCCCACGTTTTAAATTCCTCCACGTTCTCCATTGCGGTAACCCGCGGGCGAACCTTCAAGATCCATCTGATTTTAATCCAGGCCAGCCCCCTGATTTCTTTTTTAACCGGTGCGCCGCCCTTCGCTTTAGAAAAATGCCTGCAGTCGGGACTAAACCATGCCAAGCCCACAGGCTTGCCAGCTGTGGCAACCACCGGATCGATATCGAATACGGATTCACAGTAATGCAACGTGTCCGGATGATTGGTTTCGTGCATAGCGATCGCATGTGGGTCGTGATTAATGGCAATATCAACGCTGCGGCCGGTGGCCAACTCGATACCCGTTGACGCACCACCACCGCCGGCAAAGTTATCAACAATAATTTCTCTCATTGGTATTGCCCCAAGGTATCAGCCAGCACTTTGGCAACGGAAGTAACAGTGGGCATAGGGATCCCTTCTAACCACATGCGATTGATATGATGGCGGAGCCGTTTTTGATGGCACTCCGGCAAGTTTTCCGCGCTGTCGATTTGGGTGATCACCATCTCGACCTCTTTAGGCCAAACTGTATTTTCAACCGGGATCAGCAGCATGGTTTCCAGTTCGATGATCCGATTAATGGCGTTTTTAAGGATTATTTCGTCCATAGCACTACCACCATTGTGATCAGCAATATCCAAAACGTGGCGCTGGCGATGCACATCATTTTCCATGGGTTTCGTGCCATCCATTTTTTGATCTCACTCTTCATGATGGGCCTCGCTGAATACCGCGCTCGATGGCGACCAATCGCAATACGTGTCCGTTTCGACGTGACCGAAAATCGCTTTGCAACGGCGTATGTGCGCGCAGTCCCCACAGGTTTTGCCCGTAGGAAGCTTCATTTTGTCCGGGTCGGATGGGTCATAATTGAGTTCACTCATACCTGGGCCTCCCGCAGCTCGACTATCAGGTTTTCCAACTCGTCAGCAATACCGTCTAAATGCGGCTGAACTATCGATTCTTCATACTGCCGATTTTCGGATAAGCCACCGGGGCAGATGTTGTTTCGACAATCCGAAATTACTTGTAACGCCATCTCTATCCCACGGACTTTCGCTTCGAGTATTTGAGCGTCTGCAGTAGGAAGCTCGTCGCTAACAAAGCAATCAAAAATGATGCATAAAACCCATACGATAACGATGGCTGCGATAGCCCAAATAACGCCACCAGGTTCTTTTATCAGTTCCCAAAACTCAGTCATTGGTAACCTCCAGCAAACGATGAACCCGGGTCAGGTGTTTGAGTAATTGCTCATCGTGCCGTGCACCGGCTTTCTGTTGCTTAATGCGTTCGCGCAGATGGGTGATCGTTGGAAGAACCAGCGTCTCAGTATTTGATTCAACTGCTGGCGTTCGCTGTGCAGCTGGCGTTGCGGGGAAAACAGCTGACGGCGTTGGAACATCCCCAGTTTTTGCCGAGGGGGCCGGTGCTACAATTTTTTCAGGTTCAGCCTTTGTGGGTGTCGCTTCAACGCCGGGCACCATGTAACGGAATTTACCGTTGGCTGAATTGCGCACCACCTTCCCGCGACTGGTGGCCATTGCCAAGGAAGATGCAACGCGACGAGCAGTAACACCAGCAACGGCAGCGAGCTCCTCTGCCGTCATTGGCCCCTTTTCTGCGATGATATTGATCAGATCCTCAGCTTTGATGCTCACTGGCTTAGCTTCGCTTTTCCCCACATGTCCTGAGGCATTCCCGGTCACCAGCTCCCAGCAATGGCCATCTTTCTTTACCACCTCGGCCTCTTTGAGTTCCCAGAGCTGATCAATAACTTCCTGGCGTTCCATACCCAACCGCGCAGCGATTTCTATGGATGAGGCTTTACCCATCGCTTTTAGTGCATCGATGATCGTTTCCATCATGCGTTACCCCGCACAGCGGCCAGCGCCTGATCGAACATTTTGTGCAAATGGCAAAACCGCAGTTCAACTGGGTTAAAGTGCCACAGCGTTTCATTGGCCACGGTGGGTTGGGAGTAAGCGCGATAATTGATCTCCCCTCGCGCCATAAATTTTTCGCTGGCACTGATCAACATGTATCGAGCCTTGTTCCCCTGGCTTTTGACAACAATTTCAGCATGAGGGGATCGAACCATATTTCTCAGTCGAGTGAGGATTGACACGCGAGAGAGGTCACCATCTGGATAAACCTGGTGTGCCAGCTCGTAAATTTCGCTGGTGCTCAGTTCCTTACCCAGGATCAGATCGACGAATTGCCTAGTTGTAATTCTGGTTTTTTTGGTCATTGGTTTATGCTCCGGCTTATTTCTTGTCTTTGACGCTTGAACGTATCCTGGCCAACATTTCATCCCCGCGCTGACGGTATCGGCCATCGGGATCGGCCTGTTGGGAATAACCTGGGGGCGGTGGCCCTTTTGTTTCAGCCCGGCGAACGGGAGGGATTGAATACCCCTGCTCAACTTTCTTGGCCCATTTTTCCAACTGGCGAACAGCCAAGTTTTTCAGCTCGACCTCAGAAAGTTTTCGGCCCACACCCTGGCGACGCATTTCAATGCAAATGTGATAAAACACGTCGCTTTTCCAATTGAAATCTTCGGAACTGTTGTACCGCCAAGCCCCGTTGCGCCATCGCCAGTATTCATCCACAACGTCAGCAGCACTGAAACCCAAAATGCTTGGCGTGGTCTCACCGACGATTGCCACGAACTCGGCAAGGTCAGGCGGCCAATGGTGACCAGCGTTGCAACGCTCGATACAGCGCGCTGTTGCTGCACTCAGTTGGCTATTCGAGAGCTTTGAAATCATCTGAACCCAGGCCGTCGAGGGTGTGGTGCCGTTCTTCCTGAGCCACCGTTGGGAATAAATCTTCGCCATCGTCTCCCAAAGGCTCCAGGCCACATCTGGCACGTTCGGCATTCCGGGCGGCCCGAACTTGTTGTAATGGATCGGTGGTTTGTACATTTGCATTTGAACCTCGTGATTGCTTGTTGGTGTTTTGCTGCAAGAATTGAGCAAGAGAACGCTCGAATTTTTGCTCCCATTGCGACTGCTGCAGTTCGCTTCGTTCGGCTTGCCAGTACACGACAAAATCAGCTAAAGCAGCGGCGAAAATATCCGGCGGTACTTCCGGGCATTGAGTGATTACCGGTCGCCAGTTTTGAAACATGGGGAACGGTCGATCATCAGGTAATAAATCTCCCTCGCGCACATGCGCGTTGTGTGGGGTTTTATCTTTTAGATCTTTATCTTTATCTTTATCTTTATCTGGTGTGACATTGCGTGACGCGTTGTGACGGGCTTCTTTCTCCTTGGCTAGTCGCTGCCGTTCACGCTGAGCATTTTTACGTTCTGCGGCAGACTTGGCGCCGGTTTCAGGGTTGCCAGAGTCTTCACGTTTAACCTGCCGTTTCTTCCAACCAGTGAGATCTTTCCCGTCCAAAACTCTGCCTTGCATAGCTTCTAAAATCTGCCCAATATCACGCTCAGTCACGTCGAGCGCACTTGCTAAATCTTCGTGCGTGACATCTGCGTGACCTCGCGTGACACTCTGTGATGCGCTGACTAACAGGTGCAAATATGTCGCCTGTACTAGTGCCACAGGCTGCCCCGACAATCTGGCTATAGTTCGCCATTTGGGGTCATTCGGCATGTCGTGCCAGAGCCGCAACCATGAATTAGCCATCAACATACTCCCCACTTGGATTGCTAACGAAAATCTCAAGTGATATTTTAATTTCAATCAATTGCATGTTTTTTGGAGATAATATGACCAGTTTTATAGCTATCCCCCACAGACCTGAAATTGCAGTTAGGTACGAGTCCGATCAAGACCGGGTTGTTATTAGCCTCGATGATTGCCCCAACATCACTGACCCGCAGCTCGGCCTCTATCAGGAGATCACCATCGACGCCAATGACATACCTGAGTTGATTGACGCCCTCAGCAAGGCGTATCAGCACGCTCAAACCAAGAAATCCTAAAACTTCAACAAAGCCCTTTTTGCCAGTACTTTGGTACTGGCCTCCTCTAATCACCGACGCCCCATGCGACGCCCTGGTACATGCGGACGGTCTGGCTTGCCCTTCACCCGCTTTAGCGGCTTTGCGTACGTCTTTGCGACCGCAAGGCTGCTGGCGATGGTCGCATTTGGGTATGCCAGGTAATGATTGGCGCCGTGGACTGCAGCAGAACGCGCGACTTCAACAGAAAATCCATTACTTACCAGTTGATCGCGGATCTGCGCTTCAACTTGTTCTCTTGAAATTCTCTTGAAAAATTAGCCATTGGTTTATGCTCCGATCGTTAAAAACAGCCGCTGAATACTGCGGCAGCGCTGGCCATAACTGCAGCCCACCGATCCGGCGGTGCCAGCCTTACCAGCGATTCAATGCCCTCGCGGATTTCTTTCTCCAGTTCACGCAACGGTGCTCCGAGTAATGCCGCCTGTTTGGCATCCGCGCATTCTTTGATGGCGTCGGCCACCAGTTCAAACTTGGTTTTCCCCTGCTTCAATCCGTATTTTCTGGCTATCTCTATCGGCATCACGTCGGCAATTACCGGCGCCAGCTGCAGGACGTAACCGGCGTACTTCTCAGTACGGTGCGGGTTATCCAACCAGCGGAAAATGTTCTGTCTGTTGTTACGGTCAGAATCCCCCAATTGGAGGCCTTTTCCGTCACGTCGAAACCATTCATCGGTGATCAACTTTGCGATAGTTTCCTGTGCCCGGCCCGGCAGCGTGCTCTGCCAATCCTCGACGGCCAGCCGCACCGCCTCGGGTTTGACGCTGGCACGGCGCCGCATGGAAGATTGATTTTCTGAACTCAGGCGCTGGCCACTCGCCCTGATAGCATTTGCAAATGACATGGCTAACTCTCCAGTTTCTGAGGTATACCTGATGTCGGATTGGGATGTATGTCTGGGCGCAATTCGTGCGGGGTTATACCCGTAAGATTGAAAATCTTTATCAGGTAGCCTTCTGGAACCCTTCCCTTATCCCGATGCCTCCAGTGGCTAACTGTCATTGGGCTTACTTCCAGAGCCCTAGCCAAACAAGAAGCGTTATTGAGTTTCTTAATTACTTGATCTAGCGCTGTCATTTTTGAACCTCATCATTTACGACAAAGTTGATTAAATAATTTATTTATACTTCGTGTCAATATTTTATTTATTTCATGCGTTAAATAAATTGTTTATACTTATGATATGAAAGAGAAAAAAACTAACTCACTAACAGCATTCGAAGAGCGTATGTCTCTCCTTATGCAGATGAAAGATCTGAATAAAGCAGATCTGGCACGTATAGCCGGAGTTAGCCCCCAGGCTGTTAACGGCTGGTTCAATAGGGGTGAGATCGGAAAAGCTTCTGCCAAGAAAATCTCTTCAGTTACCGGCGTATCTGTCGACTGGCTGCTTGAAGGTAGCCCTGAGTTGCACGAGCTAAATGCACATCGTGGCAAGCGACTAGCCGATTGGTTTAAGGATGGATTTCCTGAGCATGAAGCCTCTTTCTTTGCAGACCTTGTTAATGGGCAAGTGGCTTTTACTGATAAAACAGCCAGGAGGATAGAGGTAGATTACAGCCTTCCCTTCAACTACTTGGATTCTGGCAATTCTCTTGGTGCCCCCTCAAACCTTAATGATGATGACAAAGAACTTTTGTACTATTTTCATAAGCTTACAAAAAAATCGAAACAAGAACTCTTAGAAAACGTCAAAAAGCAGGCTATTTTTTACGATGATATGTTTGAAGAACTAAAAAAGCTTAGAGAGCAGTAAGCAAATAAATCAATGAGTTACAACCGCCTTAATGGCGGTTTTTTTTCGTCCGCACGAACCATGTAAATAAAATATTGACCAATATGTAAATATAATATTTAATTGAACACATCAAAAGCACCGCAGTGCTCAGGAAATGTTCTGACACCGGGAAAGACCGGGGACGGCTGGAGAGACAGCGAGCATAAACCAATGTTCAACCAGGCAGCAGAGGGTTACACGATGACTACTAAGCAAAATGCAATTGTTCTGGCAAGAACCGCACGTAGCGAAGCCGCCAATACGGCAAAACGTACCATTGCATCAATCATCACCAACTGGAATGAGTGTGTAAAACAAGCCGGGTTCACAGGTGTATTTGATTTTCCGACCACTGGTTACACCCGAAAAGCACAACTCATTGCAGATCTGGAACGTTGCGCCGCGCAGTTGGACGATTACTGTGAGCCTAACCCTTTCGCCCCGCACACCGTTGAGCAGCAGACTCGCGAATTAAATGCAGCGCTTACTCGCGTTCTTGATGCCGATGAGGCGCACGCCGAAGCGTTCGAAATTAACCTCCGCATGGGCCCAGTGAAAAATACAGTTTTGGTCAAGGTTGTATCAGGACTTAATCAACGTGCCGAATTCTACGGCCGGTTCCAATGGGGTCGCACTGTTGCATTCAAGAGTATCCCTGGAGCCACTCGCTGTATGTTTAGTTCTTTATCTGCAGGTGATATCAAACACGGCCTTTAATCAATCGCCAAATTAAATTGATAGCCTTATTAGGGCGTAATAATCGAGACATAATCTAATGAATAACATCGTTCCTAATAGCGGAAAAGCGGTAACCCTGCGTCATAAACGCACAGGCGCGCCATGGGATGTATCATTTGACTACGTACGCAGCGTCTATCGGTTCGAGCCTACCGGCAACCTTCGGGCGATCAAAGCACCATTTGAATCACCAGGGATCCCACCGGAATTTGAGCCGGCAGGCACTCACTGAGTACCAAGCCCAGCCAGCGGTGGTGAACACTGGCAGTAAGCGATTGGTTCTTGACCTTGCTAATGCGCTTACGGACCGCCGGGAAAGACCGGCAAAAAAGCAACACCAGGGAACGGTCGTATATTCCCGCGCGCAGATGTAGGTAATACGACGCCGGAAACGTAACCGGCGACCTAATTGTTTTTAATTCAGTTTATTAATTAAGTTATGGATCCCCATTACCTAAAACCGGAGTATGACCAATGAGCAAGACAGTTATTTTTAAATTAGAGCAGGTCAGCAACAATATCGCCAAAGTATTTTCTAACGGCGAAACTGCTGGTTATATCGCGCTGCCGGAAAACGAACATCAAAACCAACAGCCTTTCGCTATCACCCACAATGGCAAAGACATTGGCTATGAGCATTGCGATGTATGTGCTATCGAAGCTGTTATCCGCCGCTTTGAACGTATCCCCCTTTCGGTGGAAATCAACCTCATTACGCCTAAAGAGGTTGCCCGTTCAGTAAGCATCAACGTGGTATCCATTCACTGATTGCTGTGTGTAGTCTTCCCCGCTGCCGTTGGCGGGGCTTTTTTGAAGCTATTGAAATGCGTCCTGCGTTTCCTATCTGGGGGCGTAAATTCACGGGGCGCATTTCAATACCAACCAACACGAGAATTTAATAATGGAAAAAGTATTCTCCCCGCCAGTCGCGCGCGAATCGCAGGCCAAATATTGCAAAGAAAAAAACTATCCGCATTTCGCGCCACTTGACGGAATTTGTTATCGCTGCAAGCGGGACATTTATCAGCAACAAACTGCGTCCCCGCGTCCTACTGGCATTTCAGTTCAAGAGGCAGGCAGCAAACTGATTTGCTTCTGCCCTCACTGCAACCGCAGTTATGACGACTAAAAAGTAAAAAGGCCCGCACAAGGCGGGCCAGTCTACCGGCTTAACGTCCCGGTGACGGGTTACCGGGGAACCACCCCCAGCAACCGGAGCATAAACCAATGACCAACCGAAGCAGATCATCGATCGGTTGGGATTCTACCTAATTTCAGGAGAACTGCATAATGCAAAATGTTGCCAGCTATCTTTTACGTGCGAAGCAAAAATCAGGTAAGCCGCACGCTTATGTTCAATTTGTCGTGGAAGATGGTGACGATGCTGAAACAATTCTCAGCTATCTGATCATGAAGGCAAAGCTCGTAAAAAATGATTACTTCGCTGCCGTTCGTATCGACTTCCCCGTTGTTGACGGACTGCCAGGTGATGGTGAATTCAGCGAAACCTTTTGGCTTGAATGGGCTCTTGAAGGTGAAACAGGTAAAACATGCGTCCCACGCGCCACGCTTGATCCCACTATCGCGTTTCCTAAGCTTTACCCTTACATGATCAAGGCCGACGCAGATACACCGGCAAAAATACCAGAGCCGCCAGCCAAGGAAGAGGCCAAGTATCACGCGACAAACCTTGATAAGCATACTGTCATTGCTGCAGCCTGGCAGCTCGGCCGCGACTGCCTGCAGTTGAATGATGAGCAGTTAAGAGCTGCAAAGACTCTTGTGATGGACGATTCTCAGCGATACCCGCAGAACGTCATCATGGCACTATCAAGCCTCAAGCAGTTTGATTACGTATATCCAGAAATGCCAATAGTAGCCATTGCCGGAATTAAGGCTGTATGGCCACCGTTCGGGAAAGCACCAGAACTGGGCAAAATTAGTCAGTTCGCTACCGAATACCTGAATGTAAAGGTAGAGGATCGCCAGTCTGTCATTTCCAAGTGGCAGACCGGCGGTAACGCAGCTGGCAGCCAACAAAAAGAAGACTTGCCGCGCACGTCATCCGGCGCACTGGCCGGCACAGGCAAGGATCCAGTCTACGGCACGCCAATAGCGTCCTTTAGCGAACTTGAAACAGTCACCTACCTTGCGCACTACCCATCCGATTTTGATATCAGCAGGCCGCCAATCGGCATTGTTAATGCAGTAAAAGAGATGAAAGCGCGCAAAGAAAAGTCTCCATTAGCATGGTATGGACAGTTATCCGAAACTCCCGGCATTCTGGACTTTTCCCGAGAGGCCATTGGCACGCTTATCCGTAATGCGCCAGAAAAACTTCACCTGACACCCGGCCCACTACGCGGCTATATCAATGCGAACCTGATTGAGATTGACGACAAAACAGCGCAGGTAAAAACCGATGATCAAACCCAATCGCTGCCGCAGGGCGAGGCAGGCTCACTGGCTGATGAACAGCTTGCGAAAGAAACGCTGGTAGACACAGCAGCAAGTGTTGGCAGCACGCCGTTGGCGGGCGAACTAACAGCAAGTGATGCCGCAAATGACGGCGAAAAAGAAGAAGTGAACGCCATTAAGGATCTCGAACCAACAACGCGCAGTGCGTGGCTGCGGCGCGAAATCATGACTGCGCTTGACGGTAAAACGTCAGTGATGAGTACGGATGATGTCGAGGAGCTTCTCACAAAAGCTGGCGATTTTAATCACGTATACCTCGCCAGACTGCTAGCCAAAGAGATAGAGCCTTGTGATCCCTTTAAGCAGTTGGCCCAGGACGATATCTATCACCTCACTTGCGATGTGCTTGAAGGCTGGATCCATGAAAAAGACGAGCGCTGCCAACTTATCGATGAACGCGTTGAGTTCTATCTGAAAGAAGCGCGTCAAACGTTGGAACAGGCAGGTGTCGCTAGCCAGCATAAAAACACTGAACTGGCGCGGCCTGATGCCTCAAATTTAGGAGAAAAACCGAAAGTCGCCCAGCAGCAGCCGGCTGGCGAATTACGCGCCATGGGCGGCAGTAAGTTTGATGTATCAGAATTGTTCGCGGCATCACCGCTAGCCAGTGTAGATAACTCAGCCCCAGCCGATTTGCGGAAAAATGAGGATCTGACAACCAAGGATGTTCGGGAATTCCTGGATCCGTCAACCAAATCGGCCGATTTGTCAGGTGAAACGGTCGATTCGTCAGGTGAACACACGCCAGCCGCACAGGAAGAACGGGTCGCCACTACGCCTGCATATTTCGAATCAGGCCGGTACCACGATATCCCGAACGACGTTTACCACGCGGCGAATGGCATCAGCAGCACCCAGGTGAAGGATGCACGGATCAGCCTGATGTACTTCCATGGCCGCCACGTCATCAAGTCCATTGCCCGTGAACGTAGCGATGCCCTGACTTTTGGCTCGCTCGTCCACACGATGGCGCTGGAGCCGGAAAAACTGGTCAACGATTTCAACATCGAACCAATCATTCCTGAGGGGGCCTTCACTGGCGTTGCATCAATGCGCGCGTTTATCGACAAACACAACGCAGCACTGCCAAAACAGGCCGACGCCGACACACTTCGGGCAATGATCGAGAAGCACAACGCCACGCTGCAGGTACCGTATGCCCTGGGCGGTAATGCGGATGAAATCGGCCGGATTTACACCCTGCTGCCTGAGGCATTCCAGAGCATCGCCGAGGGGCAGAAATTCACAGCTACAGCCATGAAGGCTTGCATCAAAGAGTACAACGCCACCCTTCCCGAAATGCTGAAAACCAGCGGCGGCCGCGATGCATTGCTCGAGCAATTGGCAACCATTGATCTGGAGTTCGCCACGTTGGAAAAAGCCATCCCTGCGCCGCTGCCGGTTAGCGGGACAAAAGAGGACATGGCTGCCCGGATCAAAACGATTCTGCCAGAGGCCATTTTCGCTGACGAAATTCTTGATGCGTGGACGTCCTCAGACGACGGCCGGCAACTGGTAACCCAGCAGCAAATGCAGGCGGCGAAAGCCATTCAGCGCGCCCTATTCACTCACCCGTCTGCTGGTCCCCTGCTGCAGCATCAGAGCCGCGCGGTTGAGGTGAGCTACTTCGGGATCGATGAAGACACCGGCCTCGAGGTACGTGTTCGCCCTGACCTTGAGATCGACCTTGATGGTGTTCGCCTGGGTGTGGATCTCAAATCGACCAGCATGGGCCGCGTTAAACAGGATTTCTTACGCGCAAAATTGCACCGGGAAATCATCGATCGCGATTACCACCTCAGCGCGGCCATGTATTGCGACGTTGCCGCCTTCGATCAGTTCTTCTGGATTTTCGTGAACAAGGACGAAGGCTATCACTGGGTGGCCATCGTTGAAGCCTCGCCTGATCTGTTGGAGCTGGGACGACTGGAATACAAAAAAGTGATGCGCGATATCAAGCAAGCTTTCGACATAGATACATGGCCGGCACCGATCACCGAAGAAATCGTGGACGACATTAACGACTTTGACCAGCGCCGCATGGAAGCGCTGCGCATAGCTTAAGGAGCATACCAATGACCAACCAACTCGCACTGATTCAGAAAGATTTAGCAGCAGAGCTGGCACCGGCCAAGGAAATTTTGCCGAGCCATGTCAGCTTTGAAAAATTCACCACCGCCGCGGCGGTGGCACTAGCCAACAATAGCGATTTATTGGGTGCCGACCGCCAAAGCGTTATTAATGCCCTTTCATCTTGCGCAAAAGACGGACTGATCCCTGATAACCGTGAAGCCGCGTTGATCGTGTACAAGACGAAAAACGCTAAAGGCCAATGGATACCAAAAGCGCAGTACTTGCCGATGGTCGACGGCGTGATGAAACGGGCTCGCCAGTCCGGCGAAGTCTCGGTGATCGCGACGCGTGCCTGGTACAAGAACGATCAATTCCGCGTCTGGATGGACGAAGATGGCGAGCACATTTTTTACGAGCCGAACCTACTGGATCGCGGCGAACTCGTTGGCGCGTTCGCCTATGCCAAGATGAAATCCGGCGAGCTGCAATTCGAAGTGATGAATCTGGATGATATTGAAAAGGTCCGCGCTGCCAGCAAAAACAGTGACAAAGGTCCGTGGGTCGATTGGTATGAGTCAATGGCGCGAAAATCCGTGATGCACCGCCTCTGCCGCCGTTTGCCGAACAACTCCGAGATGATGGAAATGCTCGAACGCGGGCAGGAGATGATCTGGCAGAAAGAAAAAGACGTCACCCCGGACACACGCGTAACCGCCGGACAGTTGATTGAGTCGGCAGATAAGACGCCTGAGCCTATCACTGAAAATTCAGCGCCTGAAAAAATTGCTGAGGATATTCGCGGCTGCATCGACAAGATCACCACCCCGGCACAGGCGACTGACCTTCGCGCATCAGTTGAAGAATTGAAAGCACAGTTGGGGATCACTCTCTACACCGAGCTGAAAAACAAAATCGTGAGGCAGCACCACCGTCTGAACGCGATTGCAGCCCTGGGTGCGTCGATCGATACGGCTGGCAAGAACGGCGGCACAACGAACGAGGAGCGTGCCGAGCTGGGCGCACTGCTTCATCGCTCCGAGCGCTTTCTTAGCGCTGATGAGGTTCAACGCTATCAACAGGCGATCGATGATCTGTCGCCAGCGCAGGAGGCGGCATGCTGACGCTCATTGGCTTTGTCCTGCTGGTCAGCCCGTGCGGCCACGATGCATGCGACGCGCTACCAGTATCCGAAAAGGTGTTCTCGACCAAAGCTGAATGCGAGCAGGTGAAAGAAGCAATCCAGTTTCGTAGGCCACACGCCGTATTGTTTTGCGGCGATGTATATCGACCTGAAAACTGATTTACAAAAATCAAAAATATCCCGGTCAGCGCGGTACCCTGCTGGCCGGTTATATCGTTGAGGTATGACCAATGGCAAAAATCACTCTCAAAGAATGGAACGATCGCCAACCACGCCCTAAGAGCGTGGAAACTGTTCGTCGCTGGGTTCGGGCAGGAAAAATTTATCCAGCTCCAGAACTTGATGGCCGGGAATACCTTTTTGATGACCGGGCCATAAAAATAAACCCAAATAACCTACCCAAACAGTCAACAAAACAACTGCTGGACAGGATCCGTGATGGCAAGAATGCGAAGCCGCGCCCGGCGCGATCTACCCCCAAACTTATACGTCCGTAATGATGGCTACTACAGCTACCGTGACCCACGGACGGGAAAAGAATTTGGGCTAGGTCGGATTAAGCGCGACGCCATCAATCAAGCTATCGAAGCAAATTTACAGCTTATGGAAACATCGATCAGCCTGGTAGACCGGATAAACGGTAGTGCGTGCGTTATGTTCCACGCTTGGCTTGAAAGATACGAGGGGATTATTAAGGCCCGTGATCTTAAAAAAACATCACTGGACGACTACTTGAACCGTGTTAGCGCAATCCGGACAGGGATCGCCGATGCAGAGATCGATACGTTAACCACCAAAGACATTGCTGTGTTTCTTAACGATTACGTGAGTCAGGGGAAAAACACACGTGCAAAATTATTACGTTCAACGCTTAACGATATTTTTAAAGAGGCGGTTGCCGACGGGCACATTCAGTTCAACCCCGTTGACGCTACGCGCACCCCAAGAACGCCGGTGCAACGCGAACGCCTTAGCGTTGAGGAATATTTCAAGATCCGTGCAGCGGCAAACAGCATGCCTGCATGGGTTGGATTAAGCATGGAGCTGGCATTACTGACAGGTCAGCGGTTGGGGGATGTAAGCAGATTAAAATGGGAGGATGTACACGATGGCAGGATGTGGATTGTTCAGGAAAAAACCGGGGCGCATGTATCGATCTCAACAGACATTAAGCTCACAGGGGCCCAGTTGAGCCTTAGTGATACCCTTGCGCGTTGTAAGCTGCATTACGCTGATTGTTCTAACATCATCGCTGGCCAATCTGGCGATACTTTAGCAGCAAAGACGATCTCTACAGCATTCAAAGACAGCAGGCGCGCTTCTGGGCTTGAGTGGAAAACCTCCCCGCCTTCTTTTCATGAACTGCGCAGTTTGTCCGCAAGGCTGCACAAAAAAGAAAATGGCGAGGAATTCTCTCAGCATTTACTTGGCCATAAATCCGCAGAAATGACGGCCAAGTACCATGATGAACGCAGCGATAAATGGGTATTCGTGTAG